CGTTTGACCAACCAAAGAGGGCAGACCATGCAAATCAACATGACGAAAAAAGTGCCGGTCGAAGCAAAGACGCTGAAGGTGCATATCAAGGTGTGCGACCGCTTCGGCGCGGATCTCGTCGACCAGCACGGTGAGACGATCCACCAGTTCGAAGACTGCTATGTGCCGGACTTCATGCCCGGTCAACACTATGGCGACTACCTGATCCTCGACATCGACATGGATAGCGGCCGCATCGTCAATTGGACCGCCCCGACAGCCGAGCAGATCGAAGAAGCGATTTCGACCGGCGACGACTGATCGCGCCGCTTTCCCCGCGCTGCTCCCGGCGAGTGCCTGACCTGCACGATCATCTGCAGACGGTGACAACCCGGTGAGCGCGCACCTATTCCCACTGGAGCACATATGGCGATGATCGACACATCCGCGAACGACAACGACGGCGACGAACCGGCAGCGATCAAGCGCGGCCCCGCGTCGCCCGCTAACCAGCGCAGCGCAAACGCCGTTGCGCCGAAGCAATTCGCAGCGAAGCGCACGCCGACGACTGCGCCGAACGCGCTGAAGGGCAAGCGCTAACCGAATACAACGCGCCCAGCATCAGGTGGCGCGAAGCATGACGAGTAACAGATGCAGGCCCGACATGCTCATGGAAGCGATCGCCTTTGCCGACTTCGGTCGGATTTACGGTCGCGGCAGGGTCGGCCAATCCCCATATCACCCGCTCGCGTCAAAGGACACAGTCAATGAAGACCTATATCGGCACGAAGCTAGTCAACATGCAACCGATGACGCGGCAGGAATACAACGACTTTCGAGGATGGACGCTACCCGCCGACGAGAACGGCGCAGACGACGGTTATCTCGTCGAATACCTGGATGGCGGCAAGCCTAACACAGCGACCCACGCCGGCTATGTGTCATGGTCGCCGAAAGCGCAGGCCGATGCCGCGTATCGCCCGACCGATGGCATGTCGTTCGGCCTCGCGGTGGAGGCGCTGAAGAAGGGCAAGAGCGTTGCGCGTACCGGCTGGAACGGCAAAGGCATGTTCCTTTACCTGATAAAAGGCGCCGAACTGCAAAGCGGCCTGAAATATGGCTTCGGTGAATATCAGGGCGAGCCGACGTTCGTCGACACGATCTGCATGAAGACTGCCGCGAACACGCTGGTGGCTGGATGGCTTGCGTCGCAAACCGACGTGCTGGCCGACGACTGGCAAATCGTCGCGTAGTTCTGAGCGAATTCTTCCGACGCGCCGCTCTGGCGAAAGTGAAATCCGCTCAATTGCGAAAACTCCCCCATGAATGAGGTGCATGTATGGCCCACTGCGGCGCCACAAACCGCAAAGGTGAGCCATGCAAGCGCCATGCGGTAGTTGGCTCGAAGCGTTGTAAATTGCATGGTGGAAACAACAAGCCGGCGAAGAGGGGAAATAAGCACGCCGCTACGCCTGGCTCTGTCTACAGCCAGTTCTTGACGGATGACGAGCGCGCCGCGTCAGATCATGTCGATCTCGATAGCCTGGATGCTGAGATCAAGCTCGCCACGATCCGCTTGATGCGCGCATTGAAACGCGAGAGTGAAAAGGCTGATGAGCCGGAGCTTGACGAGCGCACCGAGCGCGATGTTGCCGAGCATGTTGGCGCGCGCAGCGAAGAGAAGTACAAGGTGCGCGACTATTCCGCGCTTATCGACCGGCTGACGGCTCGCGTCGAATCCCTGAAGGCCAAGCGCACAGACGCGCTGCTGAAGCGCCGTGCCGACGATCGCGCAGCCGAATTGCACGCGCTTGAGATTGAGCGCCGGCGAAAGGAGGCTGCGATCACGAACGGTCAAATCACGAACAACATCATGCCGGTTCCGACCGCCGACAGCGTCGATAGCTGGGAGCAAGTGGCATCTGAGCAGCAGAACAAAGCGCTGGGGAGGTAGTGTGAGCAACGAATGCAATGGCGAGCATGGATTCCCGGCTATGTTGTCATCGTTTCAGGTGGTGAGCAGGGAGAGATATGCGGCGCTGACGGCTACTGCGCCATTTCTCGGCATGGATCGCGAATGGACGGATGAAGAGAAGGCCGGTTTAAGCGATGCGCTTCGTAAGTTCGGCTGGAAATGATGGCGTACAACGTCGTGTGGAAGCCGCTCGCCGGCTCGCAATCGCTCGCGCTGTCGTGCCCATGCAATGAGGTGCTGTATGAGGGCACGCGCGGACCAGGTAAGACCGCTGCGCAGCTCGCGCGCTTTCGTCGCAACGTCGGGCGCGGATACGGCACATTCTGGCGTGGCGTGATCTTCGACACTGAGTACAAGAATCTCTCGGACATCATCACGCAGAGCAAGCGCATGTTTCGCCTGTTCAACGATGGCGCTCGGTTCCTGTCGTCCGCATCGGAGTTGCGATGGGTCTGGCCGACTGGCGAGGAACTGTTGTTCCGGTTCGCCAAGGACGAAGACAAGTATTGGGATTTCCACGGTCAAGAATTCCCGTTCATCGGCTTCAACGAGCTGACGAAGCAGACGAGCCACGCCTTTTACGAGGCGATCATGTCGTGCTTGCGCTCATCGTTCCGGCCGCAGGATTACCCGCTGCCGGATGGCTCGCTGCTGCCGACGATCCCGCTCGAGATGTTCAGCACGACCAACCCGTTCGGCGTCGGTCATGCGTGGGTCAAGAAACGCTTCATCGAGCCGGTGCCGCGCGGCAAGGTGCTGCGCACGACGCAGACCGTGTTTAATCCGCAGACGAAGCAGGACGAGGAAATCACGCTCACGCGCGTCGCGATTCACGGCAGCTACAAGGAAAACCCGTATCTCGATCCGGTGTACGTCGCGACGCTGATGAATATCCGCGATCCGAACAAGAAGAAGGCGTGGGTCGATGGCTCGTGGGACGTGACCAGCGGAGGCCGATTCGATCACCTCTGGCGCGAGTCAGTGCATGTGATGCGCCCGTTCCATATCCCTGATTCGTGGCGCGTTGACCGCTCGCACGATTGGGGCGAGTCGAAGCCATTCGCTAACCTCTGGTGGGCGGAATCGGACGGCTCCGAAGTGTTCGCAAACGGTCAATACCGCAAGTTTCCGCGCGGCACGCTGTTCCTCATCGGCGAGTGGTACGGCTGCCCGCCGGGCGAGCTCAACACCGGCCTGAACATGTCGTCGAGCGACGTCGGCAAGGGCGTCAAGTGGATCGACGAACGGCTCGCCGGTAGGGATGCAGAGATGCCGGCGAGCGTGAAGCAAGGCCAAGTCAACATCATCCCCGGCTTGTGTGCCGGCGTCGTGCCCGGCCCTGCTGACTCGTCGATCTTCAACACTGGCGACAACGAACTGTCGATCGGCGAGAAGATGAGCCGGCAGGGCGTCAAGTGGAAAGAGTCGGACAAGCGCCCTGGCAGCCGCAAGAACGGCGCATCGCTGTTCTGCGACATGCTCGAAGCCGCGCTCAATGGCAGCGTGAGCGAATCCGGCCAGCCTGAAGAACCGGCGTTCTACGTGTTCGAGCATTGCCGCGGGTGGATCAGTCGCATTCCGATTCTGCCGCGCGACACGAAAGACCCTGACGACGTCGACACGAGCGCAGAAGACCACGATTGGGACGCGACGCGTTACCGCGTGCTCGCCAAGCGCGGCGAAGTCAGCGTCACGTCGCTGCGCATCTAACTGAACCCGAGGCCCGCCACTGTGCGGGCTTCTTTCATTCCAAGAGACCTATGAACGAAGTCCGAGCCCAATCGGCAGAGGTATTGGCGATGGCCCCAGGCTGGGCCAAGGTCGACGCGCTCATGGGCGGAACCGACGCCATGCGCGCAGCCGGCGAGATGTACCTGCCGAAGTGGACGCGCGAAGACCCGCAGAGCTACCAGTATCGGCTGAAGACATCCACGCTGTTCAATTGCTTCCGTCGCACGGTTGCCGGATTATCGGGCAAGCCGTTCGTGCGACCGATCGCATGGACTGATGACGTGCCGGCGCCGATTGTCGATTGGTTCCCGAACATCGATCTGACCGGGCGCAATCTGCACGTTTTCGCGCATGAAGTCTTTCTCACCGGCTTGGCTTACGGCCTGACGCACGTGCTGGTCGATTACCCGCGCGTCGAAGGCGTCAAGACTGTAGCCGACGAGAAGGCGATCGGCGCGCGCCCGTACCTGATCCACATCAAGCCGACCAGCATTCTAGGATGGCGCAGCGAGAAGCAGAAGGGCATCGAGACGCTGATTCAGTTGCGCATCCTCGAATGCGTCAAGGAGCCAGACGGCGATTTCGCGGTCAAGTCGGTCGACCAGGTGCGCGTGCTCGAACCCGGCACATGGGCGACGTATCGTTACAACGCAGAAAAGGACGAGTGGTATCTGCATGAGGAAGGCGAAACGTCTTTCCCGACGATCCCGCTCGTCACGTACTACACCGGCCGCACGGGCTTCATGACCGCTGATTCTCCGCTGATCGACATTGCCGACCTGAACATCGAGCACTGGCAGATTTCATCGGACAAGCGTTCGGTGCTGCACACGGCCAGCGTGCCAATCTTGGCACTGATCGGCATCGAGTCGAATGCTGATGGCTCGCCGCCTGTGACCGTTGGCGCCAAGTCGGCAATCATGCTTCCGCAGGGTGCAACGGCGCACTACGTCGAGCATACCGGCAAGGCCGTCGATGCTGGCCGGCAGGCATTGCAGGATCTAGAGGAGCAAATGCGCCTCATGGGCGCCGAACTGCTTGTCAAGAAGCCGGGGCAGGCGACGGCAACGCAAGCGACGCTCGACACGAGCCAGCAACGCTCCGAGCTGCAATCGCTGACCGCGGAGTTTGAAGACTACGTCGACCAGGTCATCCAGATCATGGCCGATTGGGCAAAGATCCCGATGAAGGGCGACATTCAGGTCTATAGCGACTTCCTGCTTGCTGCTGATGATGCGGTGCAGGAAACGCTCATGCTGTCGATCGTCAATGCTGGCCTCATGTCGCGCCAGACGTTCTTCGAGGCGATGCAGCGGCGCGATGTCTACGACCCCGACCTGACGTGGGAGGATGAGCAGGAGCGCATTGCCAGCGAGCCGCCGCTCGGCGGCATGCCGACAGCATCCGCGCCACCGGTCAGCGTTCTCTCATCGTCGCAGGAGCAGGCGTTGAATGGGTAATCT